GCCGCTGCCGGATCCGCCGGGGCTCCCCGGCCCGCGATCACGTTCACGGCCGGGCTGGGTGCCGCGCAGGCGGTCGCGCCATCCCCGCCGCCGCGCGTGGTCAGGGGCCTGGTCACGGGCAGCGTGGCCGCGGCCTCAGTCACCGGGACCGGGACCGTGACCGCGGCCCCCGGGTGGTCCGGCCAGGAGGCGCGGGAGCTCGTGACCGCGAGAGCCGCCGTGACCGCGCGCACCGGGACCGCCGTCACCGCCAGCCCGGGAGCCGGGACAGCAGCAGGAACCGGGACGAAAGCAGCCGTCCTGGCCGGGGTGACCGGGAAGGCAGCGGGATCCGGGGTCAGCCGGGGGCCTGGATGGGTAACCGAGACCGGCGAGAACGCGTCCGTGACGGCGGGAGTGAGCGCGCAGTGACGTCCCCCGCGCTGATCCTGTCCGGGTTCGCCGTCACCGGCCCGGGACCGTCCGACACGATCAACTCGGTCACCGCTACGGTCAACGCCTGGACCTCGAGCGTGCTCACCGGTCCCCTGGCCTACGAGCTGCACGACGGCAAGACGGGCGCGCTGATCGACTCGGGCACCGGGAGCACGAGCACCAGTACCGCACATTACGACACCGTCATCTTCGGCGCCCCGGTCTGGAGCCAGCTGTACTGGCTGACCCTGTGGATCTACGCCGACTCCGGCACCGCCCCGCCCGGCACCGTCGTCTCAGTTGATTACGCGGCCCTGTCCGTCACGTACCTCTCCTCCGGGGTCCCGTTCGCCGCCCCGGTTGCCGGATCCGCTATCGCCAAGGCAACCGCACCGGATGCGACCGGGCCGTCCGGCCGGGTGTTCACCGACATCACCGTCTTCGTCGGGCCCACGACCGTAAACCGCGGAGGCGCCCCGGAGCCGGTGAACCTCATGATGGCAATGGCAGCCCCGGGCCGGCCGGCGGCCCTGGCAGCGGAGGCGGGATCACGCTGGACCGGGCGCAGCGTATCCGAATCCGGCGCAGTGTCAGCAGACGTGACCTGACGTGCGCAGTTAGACTGAGGTAACGCGGCCGTGCCGCCCAGCCGGAGCCGTTCCCCGCACAGGAAGGCCGGCTCATGCGGCTGCCGATCGTAGGACCGCTGACCCCGCTGCATGTTACTGACGGGTCCGCGTTCAGTGCCTTCACCACCTTCCAGGACATTTCCCCTGTCCCGCAGCTGGTACTCCCGCAGCAGATGATGGACGCCGGCCTGGAACTGATGCTGTACGCTAACGGGGAGTTCTCCACCACCGGCACCCCCACCCTCGCGCTCGGGTTCTGGTTCAACGGCCTGGCCGGCGCCGCCCCCACCTCGATCCTCGCCCAGACGACCGCCACCACCACCGGGTCCGGCGCGGCGGCCTGGCCGTGGGAGGCCTGGTGGCGGGGCCGGCTCCGCACCATCGGCGCGACCGGGACGTTCAAGGGCGTCGGCGGGATCAACCTCGGCACGTCCCTGACCGCCTACTCGCTGATCCCGATGCCCACCACGCAGGCGCTGCGGACCGTGACCGCCGACACCACCGCCAACCGGGCACTCGGCGCGGGCGCCGCCTGGGGTACCTCGTCGGCGTCGAACACGATCACCGTCTATAACCTGATGGCCTGGGCCGCCAGCTAGGCGCGCTTTCCGCCCTGGAGGGGTGAGCGATGGCCTGGGGCTTTGTCCAGTCGGCAAGCGGGATCACCTTCGGCACGTCGATCTCGGTCACGTTCACCACGGCGAACGTCTCGGCCGGCAACAAGATCATCGCCGTGATCGCCTCCGCGTCGAGCACGGCCCCCTCAACGGTGCAGGACGGGGGCGGGAACCCGTGGACGCAGATCGCCGCCGCGATCAATGCCTCCCCCACCGCCGGGCTGTGGCTGTATGCCCTGGACGTTCCCGCCGCCGACGCCGGCACCAAGCCCACCATCACCGCGTCCGGGCTCGGGTCCAACGGCCTGTCGATGGTCATCCAGGAGATTTCCGGCCTGGCCCCCGGAAACACCACCGCGATGCGGGACGGGACGGCCGGGACCCTGACCGGCACGGCGTCATCGACCGGCAGCCCGTCCTACGCCAGCACGGCGGTAAGCGAGTACCTCGTCTGCTGCTACGGTGACCACCAGGGCGCCTCCCCCGCCTTCCTCGGGTCGCCGTGGACTGCGGACCCGGCTAATACTGCTTCCCAGTCGCATGCCTCGGTCGAGTACCGGAACAGCACGGGCGGCGCGGAGACCTCCGGGTGGACCGGCGCGTCGGCGAACGGGTGGGCGGTCTTGACCGTCGCGTTCAAGATCGCGATCCTGCCCCCGGCGGCTGGCCCGGTGCTGCGCGTCCCGCACCCGAAATTCCTGGACCTGCTCACCGGGCAGGCGCACCAGCGGCTCACCTGGCACGATCCTCCCGTCGCCGACCTGACTATCGCCTACGCCTCGTCCGCTTCCGGGGTCGACACGTACAACGTGGACTCCCCGTGGAACATCGACCTGTTCGGCAGCCAGCGCGAGCACATGCGGGTGCTGAAACCGGTCACGCCCGATCCGGATTACCCGCACGCCTTCCTGCTCATGCTGCCCGTCGACCCCGACCAGAACACGGGTTTCGGCGACCCCATCGGCGTCGCGCAGGCCATCACCGCGAACGACAGCTACAACCTGACCGTCGTCCAGCCCGGCTACGCCCTCAAGCCCTCCTCGTCCGTCGCCTGGTACGGCGACCACCCGTCAAACCCGGGCATCAGCGAGGAGAAATTCACCCTTCTCATCCTGGACTGGGTGAAACGGAACCTGGCCACGACCGGGACCGAGAAAACCTACCTGATCGGGTTCTCCCGGTCCGGGCTCGGCGCCCAGTTCCTCCAGTTCCGCCACCCGGACCTGTTCGCTGCCGCCGCGTCCTGGGACACCCCGTTCGCGATGACTGACTACGACGGGACCGATCCGGTATTCGGCGGGATCGTCGGCGGCCACCCCGAGTACGTATACGGCACGTCCTCCAGCTTCAAGGCGAAATACCAGCTGTCCGCCGCGCACCTGGACATGTGGGCCGCATCCGGGCAGTTCGCCGTCAACCGGGTCTGGATCGGCACCGGCCCGGACTTCGGCGTTACCGAGAGCAACGCCTATGACAGCGCGCTGACCACGGCCGGGATCCCGCACACCTACACGTTCTCCAATACCGGCGAGTCGCACGCCTGGCACACCGACTGGGTATCAGCGGCCCTGTCCGTAATCATCCCGGTGTTCTCGGCCCCCGCCGGGGCAGCCACCGCAACTGCCAGCGCCCCCGTCCCGGGCGTGACCGTCACCGCCAGGCCGGGAGCGGCGGCTGCGGCCGGGACGGCCCCGGCACCGTCCGTGTTCGTCCCGGTGATAACGCATCCGGGTACGGCTGCCGCGAGCGCGACCGCCCCGGCTCCGGGCGGGTTCATCATCGATCTCACCGTCGCCGTCGGCGCCACCGTATCGCGGGCCCAGGCCGTCCCGGGCACTGCCTCTTCCCGGGCGCAGGTCAGCAACGCCGGAGCCGTTACCGGCAACGGGACGGACGCGGCGAATATCACTGATGACGGAACCGAAGCAGGCCCCACTACCGTGAACAGGAATCCCTGATGAGCGCGACTCTTTACTCAACGGCTACCGAGTACATTGCCAACACCCTGACCATCACCCGGGGCAGCGTCAGCGATATCAGCTCGGTCGGGATTTATGTCAATACGAATCCGAACACCATCCCGACCGTCGGGTCGTTCACTGCCGTCCTGCTGGTAGACGGGACAATCCTGCCGAAGCCGCCGCTGGCCGTGACCGGGCAGGTTGACGTGGTCACCAAGGTCGGTCCGGGCGGGTCCGGGGTCAGCGCCGGGGACCTGCCCTCGCTGACCGCTGGCAGCTACCAGGTGTGGATCCTGGTCAAGACGGCAAGCGAGGCGATAATTAGGAAAGTGGATACGCTGGTCATCACGTGAGTAACGGGAGTCATAGTGATACCGGACGTTACCGAAGACGGCTGGCTGCAGGTGCCCTATAACGGTCCCGAGCTCGCCGTCATCGAGATGGAAACCCCCGGCAGCGGCTGGCAGCCCGCCTACCTGGACTGGAATACCCGCGGCGAGCGGGTCGCGCAGGTCCGCTGGGACGGCCCGCTCCCGGACGCGGTGCACCTGCGGGTCGACGGCGTCCTGGCCGGCTCCTACCCCTGACCGCCTGGTCGTCCTAAGCTGGTATCTAGCGGGCCGCAGGGCCAGGTCACGGTGACGGGCAGCGCGCGAGATCCCGGTCCGGGGATGCCGTGAAGACCTATGACCTGCGCGATGACAGGCAGGCCGCCGCCTACCGGGTCGAGTGCGCGATGCAGACGGTCCTGTTCGGTCAGGCGTACCTGTCCACCGACGGGGCCCGGGTCACCGTCTACGACGCCGGCGAGATCATCATCAGGCCCCGTCCCGAGGGTGACCTGCACTACCCGGGCATCCTCCCCGTCCCGGATGACATCACGGTCTACGACTGGGACGACCTGCCGTGACCGCCACCTGTTTCTACGACAACGTCAACGAGATTGCCTTGCTCTCGGCGTCCTTCGCCGACGCGAACGGCAACCCGGCCGACCCGACATCGGTCCGCTGCGTCATCACCGAGCCCTCTAGTGCCGCTGTCACCCACACCTACCAGGGCACCGCCCCCGCCGACATCGTCAAGGTGATGACCGGGAAGTACTCCCTGTCGATCCCGTGCAGCCCGAGCACGCCCGGGGTGGACGGCCTGTGGGGATACGAGTGGCTCGGCACCGGGGTGGTCTCCGACGTCCAGCCCGGCACCTGGCGGGTCCTGCCCGAGCAGATCTCCCAGCTCTGGTACGTCGGCCTGGAGGAAATGAAAAGCCGCCTCGGCATCCTGGACACTACCGAGGACTATGAGCTGCAGAACGCCATCGCTGCCTCCGCCGGGTGGATCAACGAGTTCGCCGGCCGGCATTTCTACCGGATTACTGAGGCCCGCACCTACCAGCCGACCAATGTGTGGGTGCTGGACATCGATGATCTGGTCGACGACCCGTCCATCCAGGTGTCAGTCGACCAGGACGGCGACGGCACTTTCGAGCAGACCTGGACCCGCGGAACCGACTACCAGCTACGCTACGGACCGGGCCGGTTCAACCCGAACATCACGGGCGCCGCCACCCGCCCGTTCCGCCAGCTTCAGGTCATCCAGTCCGGCAAGTGGCTGCCGTTCACCTGGCCCTATGCTCACCTGGACCGAGTCCGGATCCTCGGTCCGTGGGGCTGGAAATCCGTGCCCTGGCAGGTCAGCGAAGCGAACCGGATCCTCGCCGCAGATGTTTACAAGATGAAGGACGCGCCTTTTGGGCTTGCCGGGAGTTCTGATCTTGGTGTGGCTAGGATAGGCGCAAATCCATGGCTGGTGGAACTGTTGCGGCCGTTCGTGAATCCACGCCATAAGGTCGGTGTGTTACATGTTGTTCGTGTTGACCACTACAAACTGCCAGGCTCTTGTCCCGGTCGTCATTCCGAAGGCTTGCGGAGGCGGGAGGCGGGGCCGGTGAAGATATACCCGCCGCTGCCTCCCCGGGTGCGCTTGCGGCTCTGGCTGCGGCGGCGCGTTGACCTGACCGCTACCTGGCTGGTCGTGCATGTTCACTGGCGGGCCGGCAAGGCACTCTGGCAGATTTGCGGGATGTGGTGAGCCGTGACCGCTGCGCCGAAGCACCGCACCATCACCGCCAAGCAGTACGCCGCCGACGTCGCCAACCTGAAGAAGGCCCGCGCCGCGCTGAAGGGCCGCCCCCGGACCGCGAAGCAGCGGGCCGCGTCGAGACGGAACCTGGTCCGGGCCCGGTCCGCGCAGAAGGCCCAGCGGTCCCGGTCCGCGCAGGGCGCCCGCTCGTCGGGCAAGGCCCCGGTCGCGGCCAAGAAGCCGGCCGCCCCCGCGTCCTGGACCCTGGATTCACGTGAATCAGGGCTGCTGTGGCTGCCGGCTTGCGGGCCCGTCGCGCTGGCCGAGCACCTGGCCGCATACACCGGGGCCCTGGCCAGCCAGCTGGACATCCTGGCCCTGTGGGAGACCACCGGGGCCTGCACCCTCGGGGACCTGCTCGAGGCCGCCCGCGAGTACGGCCTGGCCGGGAACAGGCTCGCGTACTTCGAGCGGTGCGACCATGACCTGGTCGTGCCCGGCCTGGTTTACGGCGTCCAGCTGGACCGGGGCTACCACGCCGCCCTGTGCGCGCCCGGCGGGATGATCTCCTGGTGCCGCTACGTCCCGCGCGAGGGCACCCCCGAGGAGGCCTGGCACCTGGAATGGGAGGCGGAGCAGTGACCGAGCCTGTTGCGGACCTGAGCGAGATCGTGAACGAGCCGGCGCCCCCGGCCGCTGAAGCGGAACAGTTCCTGATCGTGCATGATTTCGTCAGCGGGCTGCCCGCCACGGAAGGCATGTTCACCGGGTACCTGATTGATCTGGACGAGGACAGCGAGCAATGACAGGGAGGACATGATGCCCCCAGCGAAGAAGCCCGTGCCGAAGCCGCCGCCCGGGAAGAAGGCCGCGCCCAAACCGCCCGCCGGGGGGAAGCCCGCGCCCGCGGACAGCGGTAAGCCCGCCCCGTTCGGCGGCAAGCAGGCCGCCCCGTTCGGCAGCAAGGGCAAGGCCCCGGCCAAGGGCAAGAAACCGCCGCCGAAGTAAGCCATGCCCGCTGACCTGATCGCCATCCGCAACGCGCTCGGCGCCGCCATCACCCGGTACACCGGGCTGCGCTGCGACGCCCAGGCCCGCGACGTCGTCAACCCGCCCTGCTGCGTCATCCTGCCCGGCAACCCGCTGGTGGATTACGGGATCTCGATGGACGGAGTCGTCAACATCAACCTCATGGTGCTCATAATTATTAGTGATGCTGCTCCGGTTGACGTGACCCAGCGGGCGCTTGATAGTTACCTTGGCGTCGGAGACCCCGGGAACTCAGTTCCTGACGCGATCGAGGAAGACAACACACTAGGTGGTTCTGTACACTTTATTCAGTCGGTCACCTCAGACCGCTATGGTCGTATCGACTACAACGGTGTCACGTATTTCGGCGCACGCATCAACTGTACCCTTGGTGCTCAGTCGTCAGACAAGACGTAGAAGGGGGGTGGTGCTAGAGGTGAGAGTCCTGTTGGTGCATCCTGGCCCTGATTTTTCTGTGCAAGATGTGTACATCGGGTGGTATGAGGCGCTAAAGGAACTAGGGGTCGAAGTGGTCCCGTTCAACCTCAATTTAACGATCGCCTGATCGCGTTCTCCAACGCGCTGGTCGACACCGGGACCAAGGACGAGGAGGGCCACCCGATCGTCCGGAACCTGTTCTCCGAGGAACAGGTGTTCCTGGCCTCCATGGAGGGCCTGT